GGTTGTTGTTGGTTGTAGTCATATCTAGCAATAGCATCTTGTAGTTTTGCCATTTCTAGTGCTTCTCTTTCTTGACCAACTTGTTGTAATCTTCCTATATCGTTGAAATCCATTTCACCTAGTTGAGGTGCAATCTGAGTAGCTTGGAACTGTCTATCTCTTTCACGATTGAACTGATCTCCATAAACTTTGTTTGCCAATTCACCAAGACTTCTTGATAAGACTTCTTGATTAGCAGCAGATCCTAATCTACCAGCTCTACTAAACTGTGATTGTACTTGTGAGGTTACATCACCAGCCATTTGATTAAACAATGCTTGTGAGTATGGATTAGTAGTGGGTGATAAATAATCACCTGATAAAACTCTGTTTATTTCTTGTTGAGAAGAACCTAATAGTGGATTGCCTTGTAAGGCTCTCGCACTTGCTAATTGTAAAGCTGTTTCTGTTTCTGGTGCAAAGTCAACAAAAGTGTTATTAGGAAAGAATGAAGGTATATTAGGGTTTTCATATAAATCCTGTGCTGCATCTATAGCTTGTGTGTAATATGGCCTAATAAACTCTGATGGTTCACTTGCTGTTGTTGTAGTTACATTTGTTGGGTTTGATCCTTTTGACATGATTATATTTCCTTATTTAGTAAGTATGCTTTAACTTTAAATCCTTTCAATTTTCGTACCCAACCTTTGCGACCAGCGACTTCGATATGAGTACAATTTTCTCTTTTTGCAAATTTTTCTATAACTATTTGTATTCTTTCTAACCAATTCTCTAGGTTAGTTCCTCCGGCTAAAAAGTATCGTAATACTTTAGACTGTGGGTAAACTGCTATTTCAGTAACAACAGCACTTTCAACTCGATCATTATTCCAACTTATAAAAAGTTGCATACGATCATCTATTAGACCTTCATATATGTCCTCTATTGCATAAGTTTCGTCTAATGCCTTCATTAAATATGAAGAAACTTGTCTCCATATAAGTTCAACATCTTCACTAGGTACTCTAGTGATCACATCATCCAATGACACAGTATGATAAGTCTTGGTCTGTATTGCCTGAACTTGCATGAGTTAGTGTAGAACTCCCATTTGCTCTTGCAGAAACATGAAGTCCATTGAGAGCAGTTCTGCCATTTGCAGTAGTTGGCATAAACAAGATAATCGAATTACCACCTATTCTTGCATCAGTAAGAGTAGTAGTAGTTTGATTTGCTCTTAATGTTATTGTTCCTGTACTGTTTAACTTTCCATTGATTGTATTGTTCAATGATGTTGAAACTAATCGTAAGTGTTGTCCTTGATCTGGTATTGATAAAGGCACAAAAGGAAACTGATTATCTGCCACCTTCAGGTCTCGCTTCTATATCTACACCACTAAGGGTGTTGAAGTTTCCTGTCACATTTACTCTGACTCGATGATACCTAGATGTTGATCTTAAAGGACAAGTACCACTATCATTTGTTGATACAGCATCTCCCACAGATATACTATCAAGCTGTGAATTTCTTGTTATTGGTGTGACTGTAACTGTAGTATTAGATGTACCATCTACAATCG